ATTTGCAAGTGATAATTTACGAGATGATTTTCCTGACTACGACTACGGTGATGTAGATCCAAATTAATATGAGCAACGATTATTTTAAAGCACAGGGATGGTTTAAAACCTACGCACTAAATTCACAGGACAGTCGTGGCGTGTTTCAACAACTAGTAAAAGAAGATGAAGAAGAAGCTGCTAGACTAGCAAGTGCTGAGACAGATAAAATTAAAGACATGATAAACGAAAAGTTTGGTCCGGGAACCATGAAGCCTGCATCAGAGTTACCGCCTATACAAAATCCATTTGAGGACTTTGAAGAACGTAACCCTGCAGCTGAGGGTGGACGAATGAGATTTAGCGAAGGATTAGATGCTAAAAAGAAAAGCGAAAAAGCTTTAGATTTACAAAAAATAAATAATCCAAGTCAAGAAGCGTTAGATGAAATAGCTACTATTGTAGATAAGTATACTAAAACAAGTGATGTAGCTGGCAAAGAAATAAAACATTTAAGTAAAGATGGTCCAATTGATAAAATATTTAAAGAAATTAAAACAAAAGGTTATAAAAGACCTAGCGTTGCAAAAGAGTTATTTAAACAAGTATTAGAGTCAAAAGGAATAACTACATACGATAATTATCGAACTAATAAAATTGTATTTACACTTCAAGATGTTTTAAGAAAAAATAACGGAGATATTTTATCTATTAAACCTTCTGCTGTTGCAGAAATATTACCAGAGTTTGCAATTGAGGGTAAAAAAGGCGGTAAGGGATTACCTGCGTTTAGAACTTTTTTAAATTATCTAGAAGGCAGTGAAAGATTAATTGATAGATCTGGATTAGAAAAACCAGGACAGATTGCAGGAAAACCAGTTAGTCAAATAATAGATGAAATGAAACAAAATTTTTTAGAAATAAAAGGTGGAAGAGCAAGAGGTAATTTTACAGTTTTTGAAGAAACTAAACTGTTAGAAAAATTAGGTTTAGAAAATCCTAAAGCGACAGCAAATGAATTAAAAAAATTATATGAAGCAGCAGGTGGTAATAGTTTTAAAGAAAGAGTTAATACTTTGTATTTAGCTAAATCAGGACAAGTTACAAATAAAACGGATGGTGGTAAATCAATAATAGATGCAGTTAGGTCTGGAGAAATAACAAATAAACTTCCTGACTCATTACGTAATAGTTTTAAAACATATGTAAAAGATTACAACTTTGCAAGAATGACAAGATTTGCAGGAGAAGCTACAGATCCTGATTTAATTAAAGATTATACAAAAACAGCAAATATTTTTACAAAAAATAATTTAGAAAAAATGGGTGTGCCTAAAGGATTAGTAGCAGAACATGGTTTACCTATATCTGCGTATGATAGAGGTGTTGCAGACGAAAGTACAAGATTAAAAATTGATGGGTTTGTTACAAAAGAAATAAATGATTGGAAAGCTAAAAATTTTGATTACCCTGTTTTTAGACCCGGTGGGTTAGCTGATAAATATAAAAATGCTAGTGAAGCAGACAAACCAAAAATTCAAGCTCAAATAGAAGAAAAATTAAAATTAGTAAAAAACAGAACACCTGAACTTGTCAAAAACATTACGTTTGATTTTACAGATGGTAAATTTACAGCGTCTAGTTCTACTCCAGTTATATCTAACGATGTTATTCCTAATTTAATTAAAAGAGGAGCTAATGTTAATGAAATGTTTAACGCTAAACAAATAGACTACATCGGTGGCAAAAAAGATTTTGTTGGTTTTAGTTCTGGATTCAATACTGACTTGTTAATGAAAGATCCAGCAGTTCAAAAAATATTAAATTCTAAAGCAGGCCAAGCAGTAAAAAACGCAGCAAGAGGAACAGCAGGAACTGTGGGTAAAGTATTTGGTGTTGCTGATATACTTATTGGAGCATTAGATTATGAAAATAATATTAGTAAAGGTCAAAAACCTAAAGAAGCATTAGGCAATGCAGTTCAAGCAATGTCGTTTAATTTATACAAGAGCGGTGATAGAGCAAGAGTAGAAGATGTAAAAGAAAGGTTTGTAGCAAAAGGTGGTAACGCAGAAATATTTGATCAAGCAACTGCGTTAAATTCTAAAGATCAAGAAATAAACGATCTTATTTTTGATAGTAAGAAAAAAGCAGATACTTTTGTAAGATACGCTAAAGAAGGTAGAGGGGTTTTAACTCCTGATTTAGAAAAATCTAAATCAGATTATAACGTTTTAAAAAAGAATTTAAACGAAGAAATTAAAAACAAAATACAAGAACGAGATAATATGGTTGAAAGCTATAAAACTAATCTAAGAGTTAGTGAAGCTGGAGCACCTATTCAAATTGGTGGTAATGAATTTTTTAGTCAACCATTTAAAGATATAAAACAATCTACAATGGATAAAATTGCAGAAGAAAATAGAAAAGCATATGACATGCAAAAAAGACAAGTTAACTTTACTTCTGGTAAATATGGTAACTTTTTACAAAATAATATTTTTACAATGAATCCACAAGAAAAAGCAGCGCTTCAAAAACAAATTAATAATATGGATGAACGAGAATTATATAAATTTAATTTATCAAGAGGAATGGACCCTGACAATTTAATTAGATTTGAAGATTTATTAAATATTAAATCAAGTAATCCTGATTTAATGGGTGTTAATACAACTAAATATGTTAATTATGATGACCGAAAAGCCGAAGGTGGTATAACAAGTTTAAGGAGTAAATATGAGTATAAAAAATAAACCAACAAATAAGAAAAACCCAACATTGGTAAAAAAAACTAATCCTGGTTTTAAATGGTGGTCAGTACCACCTAAAAAAGGACCGCTATCACAGGGGTTGAAATTACCACAAAAACAAGTTAAGAAAGTCTAGGAGAAAATATATGGCAGATATAGACAAAGCTCTCCCTAACGAACGACCTGAAGACGAAGTTCTAAAAGAACAAATGGAAGAGGTTGATGTTGCAGACGAGTTAGGTAAGGGACCAGTAGAAATTACAGAAGACGACGAAGGGGCTACAATTGATTTTGACCCTAACGCAATGCCAATGCCCGAAGAAGGCGGCGACCACTTTGCAAACTTAAATGAATTACTTCCAGAAGACGATACAAGTGCTATGGGTAGTCAATTACAAAATGACTACATGGAATATAAAACTTCTCGTAGAGAATGGGAACGATCTTACATTGAAGGTTTAGGTTTATTAGGATTTAAATACGATCAAAGAACAGAACCGTTTCAAGGAGCAAGTGGTGCAACTCACCCAGTTTTAGCTGAAGCTGTTACACAGTTTCAAGCATTAGCTTACAAAGAATTATTACCAGCAGATGGACCTGTTAGAACTATGGTTATGGGTGCATCTAATCCTATGAAAGAACAACAAGCTCAAAGAGTTAAAAACTTTATGAACTATCAAATTATGGATCAAATGAAAGAATACGAACCTGAGTTTGATCAAATGTTGTTTTATTTACCACTATCGGGTTCTACATTTAAAAAAGTTTATTATGATGATTTATTGGGAAGAGCAGTTTCTAAGTTTATCCCAGCGGATGATCTTGTTGTTCCATACACGGCTACCTCATTAGACGATGCGGAATCAGTCATCCATGTTATCAAGATGTCGGAAAACGATCTGCGTAAGCAAATGGCTGCAGGTTTTTATTCTGACATCGAGTTAACTAAACCAACTGGTACAGTAACAAACGAGTTAGAAGAAAAAGAAAGAGAAGTCGAAGGACTTACAAAATCCCAAAGAATAGATCCTTTATACACAATTCTAGAATGCCACGTTAATCTAGACTTAGAAGGATTTGAAGACCTTGGCCCCGACGGAGAGCCAACGGGAATAAAATTGCCTTACGTCGTTACAATCGAAGAAGGCAGTAGGAAGGTTTTGTCTATTAGACGAAACTTTGCGCCCAATGATCCAAAGAAAAATAAAATCCAATATTTTGTCCACTTCAAGTTTCTGCCAGGACTAGGATTTTATGGCTTAGGATTAATTCATATGATTGGCGGATTGAGTCGTACTGCAACTGCGGCTCTCCGTCAGTTATTAGATGCAGGGACATTATCAAACCTACCAGCAGGATTTAAGCAAAGAGGTGTCAGAGTAAAAGATGATGCCGCAAATATACAACCAGGAGAATTTAAAGATGTTGACACTCCAGGTGGTAATCTAAAAGATGCTTTCGTATTCTTACCTTACAAAGAACCATCAGCTACACTATTGCAGTTAATGGGAATTGTAGTTCAAGCAGGACAAAGATTCGCGTCCATTGCTGACATGCAGGTTGGGGACGGGAATCAACAGGCCGCTGTTGGTACGACCGTGGCTCTTTTAGAACGTGGTTCAAGAGTAATGTCAGCAATCCATAAAAGACTTTACGTAGGTCTTAAAAATGAATTTAAATTATTAGCAGATGTTTTTAAAACATACTTACCACCTGAATATCCTTACGATGTTCCTGGCGCTGCAAGAAATATTAAACAAACAGATTTTGATGACAGAGTAGATATTTTACCTGTAGCTGATCCTAATATATTTTCTATGAGTCAAAGAATATCTATGGCTCAAACACAATTACAATTAGCTCAATCTAATCCACAAATGCATAATATGTATGAAGCATACAGAGATATGTACACTGCAGTTGGTGTAAAAAATATTGATAGAATTTTACCACCACCTCCACAAAATCAACCAAAAGATCCGGCGTTAGAACACATTGATGCAATGGGTATGAAACCTTTTCAAGCGTTTCCAGGACAAGATCATAGAGCACACGTTACGGCCCACTTAAATTTTATGGCAAGTAATTTTGTTAGAAACAACCCTAGCATTACAGCAGCATTAGAAAAAAATATTATGGAGCACATATCGTTGATGGCACAAGAACAGGTACAATTAGAGTTTCAAAAAGAGTTTCAAATGTTGCCACAAATGCAACAAATGGCTGTGCAGAATCCACAAATGCAACAACAATTTAATCAAGTTACACAAAAAATAGAAGCAAGAAAAGCTATCTTAATTGCTGAAATGACTGAAGACTTTATGAAAGAAGAAAAAGCAATTACTACTCAGTTTGATCATGATCCATTACTAAAACTTAAAGAAAGAGAAGTTGATCTTAAAGCTATGGAAACAGAACGTAAAACTAAGGAAGATGAAGCAAGACTTAACCTAGACAAAACTAAGTTTTTCCAAGGACAACAACTAGATAAACAAAAATTAGATCAAAACGAAGAATTAGCTCAATTAAGAGCTGATACCGCTATGGCTAAATCAGAAATGTCTGCTGAAGTTAAGTTAACATCAGACCTTATGAAAGCTGCAGATGTAAAGACCTTGAAAGGTCCACAAAGATAGTATACTAACAATTAGGAGAAAATTATGACAAAAGATACTTTTAAACAATTCGTTAACAAAGACGGATACGCTAAAGGCGGAGTACCTGTAGAAGAGTCTCCTCAAAACTTAGAATTAGATCCAAGATCTAAATCAAGTATTAGAGGAAGAAACTACGTTGCTCAAGGTGATAGTGTAGATGTTAGAGGAACGAAAGCTATTAGAAAAGAAAAGAAACCTGTAAAGGCTACTTGGTACTAACATGTGGTTGTCGGCAATTAAGTTAGCCGTTTCTGCTGGTAGTAAAATTTATGCTAACAAGCAGAAGGCAAAAGTCGCAATGTCTGATGCACAGCTATTGCACGCTGAACGACAAGCTCGTGGTGAGGAAGCTTACCAGGGAAAATTGTTAGAGGCACGTCAAAATGACTACAAGGACGAATTCGTTCTCGTAATTTTGTCGGCGCCAATAATTGTGCTTGCGTGGGGAGTCTTCTCGGAGGATCCTGGCGCTCTCGATAAGGTAAAAACTTTTTTCGAGCATTTCGCGGCGCTCCCGACATGGTTCAGTACCCTTTGGATCCTTGTCGTCGGAAGTATTTTTGGTATAAAGGGAACTCAAATTTTTAAAAACGGAGGAAAAAAATGAGACAAAACGGAATAAGATCAAACGTCAGATTTCCAACTGGAGCATCTGGTATGAAAAAAGGTGGATCTGCTAAAAAGAAAAAGCAGGGATACAAAGATAGAAAAGACGAATCTATTGCTATGAGAATCAAAAAGAAAAGAACTAAAAAACAACTTAGAGCTTCTGCTGATGATTCATATGGTAAGTTTGGTTCTAAAGCTAAGAAGTCTGGTAAAATAAACAAGTAATGTTTAAAAAATTAAAACATTTTATTTGCAAACTATTTAACATCAAAGCATGTATGTGTGATGAAGTTGATGAGCATGTAGAATATTTTACAACAACACCTGAACCGGATGTACCGGTTCATGTAGAACCTTGCAATATACATAGATACTTTAAAGCAAGATGTGGTTATTGTCAGGCATTTGCAAAAGCAAAACAAGGAGAAGCATGAAAAAAAAGATGAAGAAAAAAAGTAAATTTCCAGATCACTCAGGTGATGGTAAAATTACTAAAAAAGACATTTTAATGGCAAAAGGAATTATTCCTAAAAAGAAAAAG